AAAGAGTGGATTGGAAGGATTCAAGATCCAGTAGCGGGAGAGGCTTCTTACTTTATTGCCCAATTGAGTTACGAAGCGATACCCAAAGACATGATCGACAAAACGATTATTGAAGAAGCTCAACAAGGTGGGACTTCGAACGCATCGTTTCTACGAGAATACTGCGCTCAATTCACTGATGGTTCTGACAGTTACTTTAGTGCAAAAAAGATGCATCAATGCACAATTCCAGATGGAGAAGACCCAACTACAAGAATACGAGGAGACTCATCAAAAAGATATTTGCTTGGAATTGACCCTTCTTTTTCTAGTAGTCCGAGTTCTGATTACTTCGCCATGTCAGTAATGGAGATAGACGACCAAACTAAAACTTCTACTTTAGTTCACTGCTATGCTTTAGCTGGTGGAGATTTAAAAAGTCACATCAAGTATTTATCTTATTTGTTAGGGTCTTTCAATATAGAGATGATAGTTATTGATAGCGCGGGTTATCAGTTTATTGACAGCTACAATGAGTCTGAGTATTGTCATAAAAATTTATCCTTTATTGATTTTGAGACAGATAAAGAAGGGTCAGATTACACTCAGTCTATTGTAAAAGCAAAGTCTTCTTACAACAAGGAAAATGGATCAATTTGTGTAAAACAAAATTTTACCTCTTCATTTTTAAGAAGATCCAACGAATATCTACAGGCATGTATTGATCACAAAAGAGTATGGTTCGCTTCTAAGACTACTGCAAACGACGCAGCGTTTTCTAGGACTAGTTCTCAAAGAGTTGACATGGAAATGGTTGGACACCCCAATACTCTAGAATTTATTGAGTTTCAAGACGCTTGGATTCACCAAACTAAAAAGCAATGTTCGTTAGTAGAAGTTAAAACTACAGCGAAGGGGACTCAGTCGTTTGACCTACCGCAGCACCTGAAAAGGTCCACTTCAGCAAACAAGGCCAGAAAAGATAACTACACAACTTTGATGCTAGGAGTTTGGGGCGTTAAGTGTTATTTCGACATGGTCGATTACAAGCAAGAGCAAGTTGATAATAGTTTTGTTCCTTTTTTTGTGTAACGTGTAAAATATAAGAGAATGGCTATCAGTAAGAAAAAACAGCAGGAAAAAGTCCCTCTGGCACAGGAGGCTGTGGCAAGTAACGCCCCTCCCTTGATGGCAGAAATTCGTGCTGCTAGTACCGCGAACACCACCAGAAGCAGAGGCAACAGGTCAGCTTTCATCGAGAGAACCAATAGGTTTTCGAACATTGAAGATGGTTTGATTCCTTTTAATTATTCTAAAACTGCCTCAAATACTTCTAATTTGGATGTTAGAGATGCAGTGGCTTTGTGTCAAAAGGCTTACTACAACATAGCCGTTTTTAGAAACACCATCGATTTGATGTCAGAGTTTTCCGTGGGCGATATATATCTAGAAGGAGGAAATAAAAAGTCAAGAGACTTTTTTAATGCCCTTTTCAAGAAAATGAACATTTGGAATTTTCAAGATCAGTTCTTCAGGGAATACTACAGATCTGGCAACGTGTTCATTTACAGATTTGATTATAAAATCAAAGATGACGAGATCAAAAAAATCACTCAGACTTTTGGAACGTCCTTGCTTAAAGCTGCGGAAATGAGGCTTCCCGCAAAGTATAGCGTGTTGAATCCTGCTGATATTCAGATGGGCGGAAACATTTCTTTTACTCAAGGTTCTTACTTCAAAGTTCTAAGTGATTACGAGGTTGCCCGGTTGAAATATCCAAAAACTGAACAAGATAGAGAGGTGTTTGAAAACTTGCCGCCTCAAGCAAAAAAGGCAATTGAAAATGCAAACTCAGGTTCAGTCACAATGGTTCTTGACCCTGAAAGGACTTATGCTGTTTTTTACAAAAAGCAAGACTACGAGCCTTTTTCTGTCCCTCTTGGTTTTCCAGTTCTTGAAGATTTAAACTATAAAAAAGAATTGAGAAAAATGGATATGGCTATCAGCCGTACCATGCAGCAAGCAATACTTTTAGTTAAAACTGGAACCAAACCAGATGAAGGTGGAGTTAATCCTAAAAACTTGGTCGCTTTACAAAAGCTGTTTGAAAACGAATCAGTAGGAAGAGTTTTGGTGGCAGATTATACCACTGACGCTAAATTCGTGATTCCGCAAATTGCTGACATTCTTGATCCGAAAAAATACGAAGTTTTGGACAGAGACATTCGTGAAGGGTTGGGCAATATCCTTTTAAACGAAGAAAAGTTTGCCAACACAAAAATTAAAATGTTGGTGTTCATTCAAAAGCTGAATGAATCTAGAAAAGCTTTTTTAAGAGACTTTTTGATTCCTGAAATGAGAAGAATCGGAAAGCAGATTGGCTTTCGCTCTATTCCTACTGCTAATATTCAGGACATTGATTTTGATGACAAAGTGGCTGTTGGCAGAATTTACAACAGACTCGTTGAACTTGGAGTATTGACTCCAGAAGAAGGAATAAACGCTTTGGAGACAGGAAGACTCCCGAGTCACGACGACTCTATTGAGTCTCAGAGAAAATTCCAGACTTTGAAAGACGAAGGACTTTTTGAGCCTTTGGTTGGAGGCAAGGGTGCGCCGTCTCCAAATGCAGGAAGACCCTCTGGTTCAGGTGGGGAAGAGCAGGTTGAAACATCGAGAGCCAGCGAAGAATACTCGATGAAAAAACTTGTAGAAGTTATGAATCATTACGATTCTCTAGAAAAGCTTGTTAAATCTGAGCTTAGAGCGAGACACGGCAAAAAGAGACTGACCAACGATCAAAATGAGTATGCTTCAATGTTGTCAGAGGTAATAGCTAGAAACGTAGACGTTAAACTCTGGAACTCTAAGTCTGTCAAGGATTTTATTGAAAGTCCTGTTGATAGAAAGTCTTTTTCTGACATAGAGGAAATTGCAGCTTCTCATGACCTTGATTTTAAAATGGCGACTCTTCTTAGCTTGAGCAAGACACAGCCATGTCAAGAGTAAGAGTAATATATCAGAACGAAGCCGTTTACGTTGGTCCTCCTCAAATAAGTGGCGGAAGCAACGAGGCTATATTTCCCGGTAACGATATTTTAAAGAATATCGTAAATGTTCAAGGTGTTAACTATGGTATAAACATAAATCACCAAGACATTATTATGCTTGGAAAAAGGTCCACCGAAAGAAGCGTCGTACTAGTAAAGCCAACGGTTCAATTTTCAATGAGCTATAATCTGGAAAGCTTTACCAACGAGAAAAAGCTTGGTTTTGATTTTAATTACAGGACTGGTGACGTAAATTTTGTTTCTGATACCTTTTCTATGTTTCTAGCTTCTGGGTTTTCTAGCAATGAAAACAGAAACTTAGATAAAAGAAACTTTTACATAGCAATAGCTCCAGAGGGAAGCGGAATAAACGACGAGCCTTCTGCCGCATTTGACTCTTCATCAATATCGTCTGTTATAGATGCACGTTCCCCTGATTATGATATTGTCACTTTTCATGATGCTTATCTAGATAGTTATACATTACAAGGTTCAGTAGGGTCTTTGGCTACTTGCGATTTAGACTATACTTGCGAAAGCATTTCGTTTGCGACCTCTGGGTCAGGGGTTGATGTGCAAACTTACGACACCAAAACCAGAGGCCTGTTGACAACTGGCATAAACGCAATCATACCGAAATTTTATAGAGCCAACGGACCCAGAGCGTTCTCTCAAGGTGACATCTCTTTGGATATCTTAGAAACTTCTGGATCTGCTCCAACAAGCGGCTTTGGTTTTAAATTTGATGATATCAAAATCCAATCTTTTAACTTGACCATAGATTTAACTAGAGATCAGTTAAATTCAATTACCCATAAAGCTCCTGTAGATAGGCCAATTATATACCCGGTTGGAGCCACCATTTCGGTTCAGTCTTTGGTTGGCGAAGCTGACTCTGGAAACTTCGCGGCTTTGGCAAAGCAAGACGACTTTTACGATTTGAACATAAACCTTTCTTCAACTGGAGTATTAAAGTCTTCTATTTTTGCCAGAAAAGCTAAATTGCAAGCTGTAAATTATGGTCTTCAAATTGGAGATAATAAAAATGTCGCTTTAGAGTTCAAGACTGAACTAAAACCAGACGATTTAACATACGGAGTATTTTTAAGTGGCATACTAAATACTGGCGAGATTGAAGAATATTTGTTAAAATCTGGAGCTTTATAATATAATGCCTTGATGGATAATAAATCAATTCAAGATAAATTAGATTCCGTTGTTCAAGAGGCCGCGCGGGAACTTGACCAAGACTTAGATTTGATCAAGTCATTTTGGAGAACTTATAAAACTGACGGCGTAAAAGGTTTAGCTAAAGATTTTCCCGGTTTGTGGGATGAAATCAAATTTGATAAAAAGCTTGTAAAAGAAATCAAGGAAGCTAACGAAAACCCATTTTTGTTTCCTGAGTTTTTACTCATAGTAGGCTTTATCATTTTTAATGTCGTCTATCTTTTTTCCAATTCTGATTTTGTATCTTCTCACATCAATGCCCCGATTGCTGCGATTCTATCGGTTTATACTTTAGCAAACACTTATGAAAGAGTACGTCGCAACCGTTCGAAAGAAAATTGAAAATACTTTTTCTGAGTGGGGAGAAAGATTTTCCAAATGGTTAAACAAAAAAATTAACTATTTGGTTGTAGCTCATTTTTTAATCAACAAGGAGACCCAAGATGAATCCGACTTGATTATCGAAAGAGCCTTAGCGGACAATCGACTTCAAGAACTAGAAAGTAAGATTGACGAGCTAACAGATGAGGTGGAAAAAATTCAACTGAAAAAAGACAGAAAGTCTAGGCTTGATTACCTTCAAGGTAGAATTCAATCCATAAACGAGAATACCAAACATCTTATCGAGCAAAAAGAGCCTCTTGTTATAGAAAGGGATATTCTACATAAAAAAATAAAGGGCTATTATCAAGGTTTGTAAAGTGTAAACGTTGACGTATGCCTATTCCTCCTGAATTGTTAACTATGGGATTTGGTGCTTTAACCGGATTCGTTTTTAAATTTATCTCTGAAAGAGCCAAGCAGAAAGAGCAACAATTTAAAATGATAATTCAAAGCCGCGAACTTGCGGTTAAAGAAGCAGATGCCGCTTCTAAAAGAGATGGAATTGGAGGGAGATGGGTCAGAAGAGTCATAGTTATTTCCACTTTGTTTGGAGTTATATTGGCTCCTTTTATATTAGCAATTTTACAATACCCTATCTTCATGCAAGTTGATACCACCAAACCGATTTATCTTTTTGGATTGTGGGGAGGGGGAACTCAAACTACTTTTGTAGAACTATCTGGTTATTTGATAGTTCCTGAAGTTCGTCAAACTCTAAGTGCCATGATTGGTTATTACTTTGGGCAGTCTTCAGTAAGATGAGGTTTCTATTTTATATATTTATTTTGTGTTTTTGTTGCAATGGTTATTGCGCTAAAAAAACTCTAAATATAGAAAACTTGTTTAAAAGAAATAAAAACACGTATTCTGTAAAAGAACAAGATGGCACTGGGAAAGCTAGAGAAAAAGCTTTGCAAGCCAAAAAGCGAGCTTTGGTTGCTCAAAAACAACTCGTAGAGAAACAGATAACAATCATAGAAGTCAATTTAAATTGGAATTATATTACGTTTTACTATATTGGACTACTGGGGGTTTGTGTCTACTATGTCACAAAATTTAAAGTCCCCCCTAAGAATGTAAATTAAATTATTTTAAAATATAAAAATAGTGTATCATAAAGTAAGTTGTCATGGAAATTGATTTTTCAAACCAAATAACATCTGGTCGATCTGGCCCAGAGTCTTCGTCTCAGACTCCCGCCAAACCCGAAGAAAAAGTCAAGGGGTCTCCTAAAAATCCTCCCGGTTCAGCGGGAACCAAACCGGACGCAAAAGAAACAGCCAAGAAGCAGTTAGAAAAGAAAGACGGTAAAAAACTAATTGCTACCGAAGCTGATTCTATTGAGTATTCCAAAAAGATCATCGAAGCTTTAAAGAATAAAGTAAAAGAGCATAACAGCAAGCACAGCAGGAAAGTAAAGCTTAGTCAACTAAAAAAGGTTTACCGTCGTGGGGCGGGTGCTTTTAGTCAATCTCACCGTCCCGGCAAAAGCAGAGGTCAGTGGGCGATGGCAAGAGTAAACATGTTCTTGCGTATGACGGCTGGTGAGAAAGTAAAAGACTCTTATAGAAAAGCTGATGGAGATATTGCTAAAGCCGATGCTATTGATTTTAGCGTCTATCTTTATCCAGACTTGAAAGATTTTATTCAAGCTGAAGCTGATGTATTAAAATACGATATTGATTTATATGATTTTGATCCAGAGGAACTTTATTTAGATGATGAATCTGAAACCTTTGGATTTATAGTGGAGATTTAGTATGAAGAAGTTTGAATTTACTACTAATTTTAGCTCTGTCGTCAAGCCCTTGGTTTCAGCCGAAAAAGATGAGTATTTGGCTCTCGCAAGCATGGTAAAATTGGAAGATTTTCTTCCTAAAATTGATATTGAAAAGAATATTGATTTGTTACCAATCGCCTTTAACGCTTGCGTAGCCAATAGGGTCAACAAGAACGGAGACGTTATTGATACTCAAGCGGCCACTGAACTGTGTCAATCTTTTATTAACAAACAGGTCAATTTAGAACACAACAGGGAAAAGGTCGTAGGGGTCATCTTGAAAGCTGGATTTAGTGCTTTTGGTTCAGACGAGCCTTTGAGCGAGGATCAAGTAAAAGAATTAGATGGACCTTTTAATATTACTTTGGGCGGCGTTGTTTGGAGGGTCGTAAATTCTGAACTTGCCGATCTTATTGAAGAAGCTAGTGATCCAACTAGCATGAATTACGAAAAAATTTCCGCTTCTTGGGAATTAGGTTTTAACGAGTATAACCTTTTACTTATGAGTCAAGGAGAAAGGGATATCTCTTACGCTGAAAAAATTACTGAACCTGATCAAATCAAAGAGCATAGCGTAAAGCTTAAAGCTTTGGGTGGAGATGGGAAAATGAATGGAAAATATGTTTATCGACAAGTTGTTGGCCGTATTGTTCCTTTAGGAATCGGCCTCACCGAAAACCCTGCGGCAGATGTCAAGGGCATAGCAACCAAGAAGACTTTAGTAGAGAAAAGTAATAAAAAAGAAAAAAATATTTCAGAATCAACGAAAACTAGTGTAAAAAAAGATAATAAGGTCATGAAGATTAACAGTATTAAAGATATTACTGACGAAAATCTTAAAGAAATGTCCGCTTCTGTCGTTAGCGAATTTGTCGAGAACGAACTGAAAAAGGCTTCTGAAGATTATAGTCAAGAAAAAAGTAAATACGATGAAGCCATCAAAGCTGCTGATCAAAAAGCTGCTGAGTTGGCCGAACAACACGGAACTCTTGAAAAGAGTTTCGATGAGGTCAAGAGCCAGCTTGAAGAAATGAAAGCTGAAGAAGCTGAAAGAGAAGCTCTTGAGTTATTTAGTTCAAGAATGACTTCTCTTGATCACGAACTTGAACTTTCTGACGCAGATAGAGGGGTTCTCGCTTCTCAGATCAAAGATCTTGACGAAGAGGGCTTTGCTTCTTTTATGAAAGATGTCAAAGTTTTGATGTCTTCCAAAGTCAGGAGCGGAGAGTCACAGGCTGCTGTTTATTCTACTCCTAAGGTAAAAGAAA